CTTCCTCAGCCTGGAGTGCCATATGTTGTAACTCCAACTCAACCTCATCATCACGTACTAAATGACCTCTTAACTTCTGAAGAACTTTGAATATACTATACTCATGGGCATCCTTCTTCTCTTCAGGTGTAACCGGTGGCTCAAGCGATGGCTCAGTGGTCAATGATCGGGTCATAATCGAATATCTCCTTATCTGTAAGTCTTAAACCTGTTGCGATCCAAGACATTGAATTAGTAATATCATTCCATTCTTCATCATATTTTTCCTGATCTTCTGGAAGGCATTCTTCTCGATAAGAATGTAAAGCCTCCCAAATTATATACATATGATATGTGTAATTCATAGAGTTTAACATTCATCCTCTCCCTCAATAGCACGATTGTACTCATCAGGTGGGTCGACGTCAACATCTTCATACGTAGTACGTATCTGCCATTCCCCAGACAATGGAGAATACCACCACATATCCTTTCGGTTCTTATTGCTACGTTGAGATTTAAGCATCTTCTCTTTTAATTTCCAAGCCTCGTCTTCATTCATTATACATTTCCTCCATAGCATCACAGTAATCCTGCCACTCGTCTTCAGTAATGCCTGTCATTATAAACTCCCGTTGTCCACGGGTCAAGTCAGGAAATACATTCTGAATTAACTTGCCCTCTTCCCAGGCTCTGAGCTCGACAGCAGTAACTGGTAAATCTACAGTATGCTCTATACCACTAAACATTGAAGTCTTAGTTATTTCCATAATATTACCCTCAAATAGTTTACTTTTTCATTCAGAAAATACGCTCTCAAATACCATTGTTAAGCCATTTTCTCAATGAAATCCAATTTACTCAGAAATAATTCCTCTGAATTGGGGCCATTACCCACCGTTGTTACGGCTCCAGAACCTAGTCTCGATGCCTGGTTCTAGCACGGACTAGCTGTTGCGGTTATAGAAGAGGCGCTTGCGCCGACCTTAACGCTGTTAAAAATTTTTTTTGCAGAAATACAACAAACTCCGCTCCGCTCACTACCTAACAGCAAGTTGACATGAGGGGAAGGGGCCGAGCCAGATCCGAAGATCTGACCCGACCCAACATTTCCTACGCGTTAGCCAAGAGGAACAGATCATTGATGAGTTCGTCAGCATCCCGAACCGTTCTGATTCGGTCGCGTTCCGCCGACATCTTGATCCGGTCCCAGACTTCCGCCCAACCGATCGGTTCCGCACCGACTGTTCTATTGCTAGGCCCATCGACAACAAAGATTGGTTCTGCGTGCAAGTAACGACTACAAGCACTTTCACCAATTTCTGACCGATGCGAATATCTGTTCATCGCTGAACGGTCACGCATCTTTTTTACCGTCTCGGCCTTGAGGGTTCCGGCATTGGCGATCGCTTCAGCTTCGCCAGCACTAGATTCCGCAGAATCTTGAGACATGCGCCATTTGAAAGCATCGACGATATTGGGCGTAGCTCCGTCCCGATCAATAACGCCATACTCCTCGAAGGACTGACATATGCCCTTCCAGATCCGGCCCTCACGATCGTGGTCGACTGCTTCTTTCTGACCAGATGCGACCATAAACGCTTGGGACGCTGCCATGGCCTCGAGCTCTGATAATCGCTCGTTAAAGCCATCAATACCAGAACCGACATCCGGTTTCCGGTCTTTATACTCGGCAGAGATGAAATGTGTTAATGCCCTCTGGAGTGACGAGCGTAAGCCCGGCAACTTAACCATCTCGATGATGTCCGAGGGTACTGCTTCGATAATGGGATTTTTCATAACAGATTAATTCTCCATATGGGTTGAAAGAATCGCGGCAGTGCCGACACTCCTAGACTCAGCATTTGAGAGAAAGTCTTAAAAATCGACAATCTGCCCGAATGCTTAAAGTATCAAATACCACGACAAAGCACAAACGATTTATATGCATAATGTGTATGCGCTGAGTGCATATGACGCTCATGGTAACCTTACCGAGAGCATGATGCAGACAATCAATATGCACTGCTGTTGCCGATACAACATAACAACAAAGGCGATGACCTTGCTCACTTAGGCGACTACGCTGTCTGACCTAATATCATATTCATCCCACACACTCACACATCAATCAAACTATCCAGACCGAACCACACGTTGTTTCTTGTGAGCTAGTAGTATCAGCGAATTCCCTAGTCTGCGTTATTAGTTTGCCGTTGTTCTGCTGTTGGGCGACCCGTTGTTCCGGGAGCCAGGCGAACCCGCCGTATCGGGAGCCGTCGAGCTCGATCCGTTCGTGAGAGCTGGGGGGTGTAAGTTCAGGGGGGGGCACCCCCCGCTTTGAATTCCTATTTATATATGTCTATCCCGCAAACCGGAGGGTATATTTAGGTAATATAAGCGATACCTAATATAGTGGGGTATACACTACTATCGTCTACACCCTATGGGTAGATATTACTTTGTTGAGAAACGCCCGTGACGGGCATTACAGAGCGTCTGAGAGGAGATTATGCCAGCATTAACTAAGAAGAAGCCTGGACGGAAAAAGAAAAAGCCTTTCACTGGTCTAACTGATCGGTATGGGCAACCTAATCTACAGTTAGGCAAGGAGAATGCGTATGCCATAGAGGTGCATAAGTACATGAAGGCTCCTTCACGGAAGCGCAAGGGAAGTATGACGAAAAAGAAGATAAAGTCTATACTTAATACTTAGGGTATGGCTAAGAAGCGCAATACCAAGCGACCTGATAAAATTATCCCAAAGAGAAGATAATGGCTAAAAGATATGGAATGGACACTCCTGCTGTCCGTAAACGCAGGGAGAATGTAGCGCGGCAGAAAGCGGCGGAATACCAATCACGGCTAATGCCTGATCCCGGTACTCCTGCGTGGAGCCAAGGTCTTGAGACTTCTACGCCATTCTTTGATATCGCCACTGTCGGCATGGGCGGAGGCCTGAATCTCTTGCGTAAGGGTATTGCTCGGAAGTTGGCTCAGGCTAGGTCCAGAAGAGCCGGCACAAGGCTGAGAGAGGAGAGGGGATTAAACGAGCCAGGCTACGATCCCAGGGCTGATGAGTACCTTGATTACGGAGATGATGTGGTGAGGCGCAGGGTGCCTGATGATATTGATGATTACGATGCTTGGGCTATGAGGATGGAACCGCCTCAATCATACTTTGATGATATGAGGGCTTGGAATCGGAAATTAGCAGAAGCTAGGCTAAGACGGCAACCAGCTTACTCGACTCCTAATGTTGTAGGTCAGCAATTTCGCAAGGAAGCCAGAAAACAGGGAAAAATTAATAGGGCAATCGCGAACCGTAGACGAAGAATGCAGGGTAGCATGGGGGATGACCTGTAATGTTAGTACAACCTACCACAATAGCCCAGGCACAAGCCGCTGGTTCTCCCTACTTCTGGGATAATGGCAAGAAGAAACTCGCCGTCACAGCAGAGCAGTTAGCCGCATTCCGAGGCGGAAGCCAGTATGATCCCACAGGTAAGAGTGCCTTAACCCAATGGGCTAATATTCATACCCGGCCACAGGTTCCACAAATGGACCTTGCGCCCAGACTGGATATCCAACCGCAAATGGACCTCGCGCCTAGGTTAGATATCCAACCGCAGATGGACTTACAGCCTAGATTGGATATTCCAAGGCAAGAGCCTGGTATGATGGATCGGGTTAGAGGCTTTGTCGGTGGGCTATTGCCCACAGCAAGAACTGAATCTGGATCGGGTCAGTGGCAAATGGGAGGAAGAACTAGATCAGGGATTGGCCAGCCTCGAATGGTGGGAAGAACTAGGTCAGGTATCGGTGGTGATGTTGCCCCCAGACGGCTAGAGAGGCCAGTAAGGGAAGGCCGTGTAGCTCCTGTCTCCTATAGCCAGGTTGCAATGGACAAGATCGCGGATTGGGAAGGCGGTTACCAAGATAAGGCATTCGATGACCGCGGCACGCAGAGAATAGGCTTTGGACGCAAGTATGAAAAGGGTGAGAAAACCACAGAGTCTAAAGAACGCGGTTGGCTTATGGGTAAGGTGCAGGATATTGGCGACTTCCTTGATGGCGTCGTTACGGCTGATCTCACTGCTAATCAGAAGGCTGCATTGACATCACTCGTATACAATGTGGGTCGAACCTCCTTCAAACGGAGCAAGGCTCTAAAGGCGTTAAACGCTGGTGATATGGATGAGTTCAAGAAGCAGGCTTTCTCCAGAAACAAGGGTTGGGTGAAGAGTAAGGGTAAGTTTATGGAAGGACTCTATAACCGCAGACAGAAGGAACAGGCTCTTTTCTTTGGCTAGAAGACCGCCATTTGCCCCAACTTGGGATGTAAATAAATTAACTCCTTTGCAACTAAGGATGCTGTATAGGGCTATGGCCCAACGGAAAAATAAGGATTTAGGCGCACTAGAATTGGCGGGTTTGCTGCAGGCAGATACTTCCTTTACCCCGGTAGATGTAATGAGAAGTGGGGATGTTAGTGCTAAGATGCGTACAGATTCTCCACGAAGAACCACCCGTGGAATACATTGGGAAACTCCTAGGATAGCAATGAATACTGCATTTCCTGGTAGCTATGGCGGTACATTTGGGCATGAGTTGACACATGAAGCTCTTAGCAGGGCCGGAATTACGGGTAAGGATAGAGGCCATCGCCAACACGAACTCATGAAGCCTTACTTGATGGAAGCCTACAGAAGAGCGGGTAGCACTCGACAATTAGGGCCAGATGTATCTAGGTCAGTTGGGCCGCACCAAGATGCTCGAGCGGCTAACCCGGGACTGCTCTGGAATGATCCTATTCCTAAGCCTTATAGGGCGCATCAAAGGCACTTAATTCGTGATGCAGACATATTTGGTATTGAGAAGTCTATGGCTGAATCGGCTGAAGGAAGAAGGCGTAGAGATTGGTGGAATAGGAATAGAGGCGCACTTATGAGAAGAATGGCATCAGCGACAGGTGGGAGAGGAAGATGAGCGTCATGCAAGACAAGTTCGTTGAATCCTATTGTTTAACGGGAAACGCTACTAAAGCCGCGATCATGGCGGGATATAGCGAGAACTCCGCCAAACAGAAAGGATATGAGCTTAAAAACAAATTCGCAAATGAAATAGCGGAGAGAACTGGAAAACTCATTTCAGATATGCTCCCTGGTGCGCTGTCTCAGTTACGCTTTCTTATGGAAGAGGCGACATCTGAGTCAGTTAGGCTGGGTGCAATCAAGGATATACTAGATCGAGCTGGACTCAAGCCTATAGAAAGGACTGAAGTAACCACGGTAGATAGGATGTCCACTGAAGAAATCCAGAAGGAACTCGATGCCCTCCTTAGCACACGACACTAGGGCAGAAGAACTCTTACGCGAACTACAGGGTCGCAAGAGATTTAATAGGATAGATGAGTACGATCCTTATCCTTATCAGCTAAAGTTCCATAAAACAGGCTCAGAGGCGAACCAACGCCTCTTGATGGCTGCTAACCGTATTGGAAAGAGTTATTGCGGTAGCATGGAGTTAAGCTACCACCTTACCGGATTGTATCCTAAATGGTGGGCTGGAAGGCGGTATAACAGACCGATTGTTGCATGGGCTGGCGGTATCTCGAACGAAACGACTAGAGATATTGTCCAGTTTGAGTTGTTAGGATCACCGGATGATCCAGATGCTTTTGGTTCAGGCACGGTTCCTAAAAATAGAATAGAGAAGACCGAGAGGAAACCCGGCGTCCCTAATGCTAAGAGTGTTGCCCTTATTAGGCACGCGGCTGGCGGCAACAGTTCTCTCTTCTTTAAGGCTTACGAGATGGGCCAGGAGAAATGGCAGGGCCGTAGTGTGGACTGCATTTGGCTTGATGAGGAGCCGCCCAGAGATATTTATTCTCAGGCTGTGACTCGAACGCTTGATAAACGAGGGATGGTTTACATGACGTTCACTCCCGAAAGTGGGATGACTGAAACTGTAGCATCGTTCATGAATAATATCCAGCCTGGTCAATCCCTGGTCAATGCGACGTGGGATGATGCTTCGGAAAAAGTAAAGTCCATGAATGGGGAAAATGGACATCTAAACGAAGACGTGATGCAACAAATCCTATCTTCTTACGCCCCTCACGAAAGGGAAATGAGGAGATACGGAAGGCCATCGATTGGTTCGGGGCTGGTCTTTCCAGTGATGGAAGAGAAGATCGTGATTGATCCGATCCATTTGGAAGATCATTGGCCTCGTATATGCGGTATAGACTTTGGTTATGACCACCCTACTGCTTGCGTATGGATGGCGTGGGACAGGGAAGAGGATGAGCTGTATGTCTACGACTGCTATCGTCAAGCTAAGGCTGCGCCTGCAACTCATGCTTCAGCGATACGGACAAGGCCGCAATATATTCCCATTGCTTGGCCCCATGATGGTTACCGAAAGGATGCTATGGGTAATCCTGGCCTTGCCGACCAATATAGAAATTTAGGGTGTAACTTTCTACCGTTTCATTTCGAGAATCCGCCTGCACTCGGGGAGAAGAAAGGTGGCAACTCAGTGGAGGTGGGGATTATGAGCGTTCTTCAAAGGATGGAAGACGGAAAGTTTCATGTCTTTTCTACACTGGGAGATTGGTGGGAAGAGTTTAGAATGTATCATAGGAAGGGTGGGAAGATCGTACCCTTTCGTGATGACCTTATGAGTGCGACTCGATATGCTGCTATGTCTGTAAGGTTTGCTGTTGCGAGCGATGACCCGGAATGGACTAAAGATGTTTCGTACAAGAACTATGGAATTATTTAATGGCAAAAGAAAAAATTACTGAAGAAGAATTAGTAGCCAGGATCAAAAGTGAGATTACTGATTCTCTTGGGTATGGCGATACTATTTCTCGGCATAGGGAAAAGGCTATGGAGTATTATTATAGCCAACCCTTTGGCAATGAGGTTGAGGGTCGAAGCCAATACGTAGATTCTACAGTTCAGGATACTATTGAATGGATAAAACCCTCTCTAATGAGGGTGTTTGCATCTGGTGATGAGATGGTTAAGTTTAATCCTCATGGCCCGGAAGATGTTGCAATGGCTGAGCAGGCTACTGATTATGTTAATTATGTATTCGCGAAGGATAATTCTGGATGGGAAATACTTTACTCATGGTTTACAGATGCTCTCTTATCTAAGAATGGTATTGTAAAGGTATGGTGGGATGAGTATGAAGACTATAAAAGAGAAGAATAT